ATATCCTCTCCGATTGATTTAGATCGAATATTTAAAAATAGATATTCAATATCAAATGTAGGAAGTTGATCAACATTAATTCCTTTTGTTAAAATACATTTCTTCAATACCTCTGTTACAGCATGTGTAATCTCGCTTGAATTTTTTGATTCTAATGCAATAATCAAAACCTTTTCTTCTTTCACAAGAAAGGGACGATATCTAACTTTTTTATTTGATGATGGTAGTTTTAACTCATAGGTTGGAGTTTCAATGGTGGGTAATGGCATAATGTTTTATTCAGTATTTTATATAGGAGAGTTAATATTAATTAAATGCTGTTCCTCTTCGTGAAGCGTTTAGTTTATCTCTATTCTGTTGATATTGTGGTTTTTTACGATTAGCTAATAGTTGTTTCCTGTTCTCTATATTAGTGACATTTGATGTGATGTCATTTGAATTTATTAAATCAAGAGGAGTGTTAATCGGAGCATGAATACCATCCATTCGATCAAAACTTGTGAAGAATCGATCATAGGCAAACTGTACAGCACATCTTAACACATTTGAGTCACCATAGGCAACTCTCATCGATGTTAAATTAGTGGGCCATATATTCACAAATTCATATGACATCATCTTAGTTTGACCTGATCTAAATCTTTTTGGTTCTTGTATAAAAGTATCTCTTTCAAACTTTGTAACGTGAAGTATCTCCTTATAATCCTCTGGATAATTAAATCGAGTGAATGCACTTAGATTTCTCTTATCTGTTTGAACTGGATTAATATATGTCATCCAAGTTTCTAAAACCTCAATAATTACATGATCAGCATCAACATAAAAAACAAGATTTAATGGAGGAAAATTTCTTAGATTTGGAAACTCCTCTGTAATTCCTTGATGATGACCAGTTGTGGATTGGGTTGTAAATTGTGTGCCTGGAATCTCTGCTTGAGTGCATAATATTGACATCTTCTCCATGAAATCAAGACCTTGAGTTCGGCTACCACCAGATAAATTCTTACCAAACCAAGTTTGCCAATTTCCAAATGAAAAATTGACCTGATAAAACGTGTCAAGAGACGGTCTTGCGACAGTGTTTCTAAGTTTATCAACACTATCTTGAAATATTTGACCACTCTTAGGAAATAAACTATTACTTGCCACAATAAATAGACTTAAGTTGTTATTACTATATATGAGCTATAAAGGGATATATAGGCCTTCCAATCCCAAAAAGTATAAGGGAGACTCTCAAAACATTATTTATAGGTCTCTTTGGGAGCGAAAGTTCATGAATTACTGTGATTTGAATGAGAATATACTTGAGTGGGCATCAGAGGAATTTTGGATACCATATAAAGATCCAACTACAAATCGTGTTCGTAGATATTTTCCTGATTTCTTTATTAAATATAAGGACAAAGATAACAATATTCGTAGATCGGTAATTGAAGTGAAACCAATGAGAGAGACATTACAACCAAAAGCGACAAAGGGTAAATCAAGAAAGACAATGATAAACGAATCGATGACATATGCCAAGAATCAAGCAAAGTGGAAAGCTGCAAGAGAGTTTTGTGATGATCGTAAATTAGAGTTCAAAATCATGACTGAAAAAGAACTAGGAATCAGATGAGTATTCTACAAAATATATTAAATAAAGTGAGTGGTCAAGTGAGTGAGGATTACTTTCGTAGTCAATTACTTGAAGAACTTGGATCTACAAGATTTGATAGTGACGCTGCAGATACAGCTGGATTTGCTCCTGGCCAATTATATTTTTTTACATATTCAGCACAGACTAGACAACCATATTATGACATGTATCCACTCGCATATGTGATCGAATATCGAACAGGTGGTTTTCTGGGATGTAATCTACACTATGTTCGTTTGACTCAAAGAGACGAATTAGCAATAAGCTTACTAAATAACTCTGCTCAGGGTGCAGTTGCAGTTCCTCCCATAACCCTACATAAATATCTCTATACAGGTGTAAGAGGAACACCATATCGTATTCCTAATAGTGAATGGTCGGATGTTGCACAATTACCGACTGAAAGATTTGTTGATATGAGAGGTATTCCAGTTCCAAGAGATCGAATTTACAACAAAGTATAATGTCAGAAACAAAAAGTAAAGGATATGAAGTATCAATCTCGGTTGCTGGTAGTAAAGTTGCCTATCGTTTTGATGAAAACAATAATATCGTTGGTGTAGATGAAATAAGAGCAGATGGAAGCATAAAACCAATTGAACCAGGCACGACTGATTATGCAACAGCTATTGCAAGTGACACCGCTTTATATGCATATAACGTTAATAAATATGAAGGAAAAACTGAATCATACCTCGCAGAGAGTCAATTAGATGATAATAGAGAAAATATTCAATCTAATTTAGAACAAAGAAATCTAAGTTTTACAAAAGCAGATAAATCTTTCAGAAATCAAGCATTCATATCTTCGGGTGGAACATCTAGCATTGCTCAATATACATCAAACAAAAATGTAACATCATCAGGAACGTACATAGATCATGATGAAACTGCGGGCACTTATGGAAAAATGAATAAAACGGAAAAATCTAGTGAAATTTTTGCGTATCCATTAGATATTGATCCTCGTCAAGATCACATGAAAATTGTGAGATATGAATATTTACGAGCAGATATAAATTTAAGTAAAGGTCGAAGAACTGAATTTTTTAGTAATATTGATCCAAGCAAAAGACAACAAAACGTCGCTGGTGATAGTGTAATTGGTAGTAATCCAATGGGTAGTATTTTACTACCCATGCCAAAGGTAACAGATGTAAATGGTGTTGAGTGGGGAAAAAGTGAATTAAATATCAACGGACTCACAGCTCTTGGATCAGTTGATAATTTAACAGGTATCGCTGGTAATTTTTTAAGAGCAGACGGTATTAATCAAGCACAGGCTACCAGACAGGATGCAGCAAAAGACGCTCAGGGTCGTGGAACACAAAAAGATGGTCTGATGACATTGGGACAAACAATGGGTACAAATATATCTCTTAAAACTGCTAGTTTTTTAATGGGAACAGATATTGATATGGATACTTATCTTGCTCGAACTGGCGGTAAGGTATTGAATCCAAATGCAGAGATGTTATTTCAAGGGCCAACCATACGGTCATTTCCCTTTTCATTTCTAATGGTTGCAAGAAGTCAAAGAGAGGGTCAAGAAATCAGAAAGATCATTCGTTTTCTAAAGTTGGGAATGGCGCCTAAATTCAGAAACACAACTTACTTAGCAAATCCTGACATATTTACTTTACATTATAAAAATGGGCCAGGCAAAAATGATGAATTGGATACTGTAAATAAATTTAATCCAGGCGGACTCGCATTGACAAATATGAACGTTGATTATGCACCAAATGGATACTGGTCTGCATATCGAGATTCACATCCAGTCGCACTCAGAATGGATCTTGAATTTACTGAGCTTCGACCAATATACTATCAAGATCAAGAAGCAACACCAGAAAGTAGCGTAGGATTATGACATACTCAGGATCACCAAATAGTTATTTCAGACAACTTCCAGAACTGGATTATCCATCATTAGTCAATGATCGTAATTCTGTATATGATTATCAAGTTGTAAAAAATCTTTTCAAAAGAGCAGTCATTCGTGATGATATTTTTGATGAAGTTACAGCATTTACAAAATATTCTGTGAAAGGTGATGAGAGACCTGATCAGGTTGCATATAATTTTTATAATGACTCTGGACTTGATTGGGTTATTCTCACAACTAATAATATAGTTCATGTGAGAGATGAATGGCCAATGGGAAATCATGATTTTCTAACTTATCTTAATACAAAATATACAGCGGAAGAATTAGCAAATATTCATCATTATGAAACTAAACTTATAAGAAACTCAAGAGGTCAGTTGATTCAACCAGAGGGTATAACAGTTCCAGAAGATCATTCAATCACTTTCTTAGATAACGGTGTTTCAAGAACAGAAACACAAATTACATCATTTACTTTTTTAGAAAATGAAATTAGATTAAATGATAATAAAAGAAATATTAATGTCTTAAAACAAGAGTTTCTAACATTATTCTTAGAAGATGTCTCAAACATCATGGAATATAAACCATCAAGACAGTTAGTAAGTAATAAACTTAAAAAAACAGAAAATCCACGCATAATCTCGCCATAAAAAAAGAGGTCACTTTGAGCGACCTCTGGCGTAAAAAATGGCCCGAAATTTTTTTCGGGATATTTTCTAATTTTCAGCTAATTTTGCAAAATAGCTG